TCTAAACACTTGGATTTAACTCCAACAAACCTATTAATATCATAGACGATTTTTGATCTATCAAAACCAACAATATCACAAATATGCTGGGCATACTTTCTTATTGGATATTCCTTGCCTCTTCCAATGTTAATAACTTCATTATCCCTGTGCAGGACCTCCAGAAGAATCGTCACGAAATCATCCACATGAATCAATTCCCTCTTCTGCTTACCGTCTCCCCACAGAATTACTTCTTTACCTTCGTGCTTACCGTTACATATTTTTCGGACCAAATCGAAGATAAAATGATTATCAGTTTCTTCGTACCCTGGACCGTACAAAGTTGATGGGATAGCATATAGCCATTTCATGTCGAACTGTTTTTCTAAAGCCCTTAGTCCTGTCAGAAGCATCTTCTTTGTTTGAGCATAATAATATAAATCCTCTTCGGGAATTCCTCCCTCATAATAAATCTCTGCTAGGGGAAGGTTAGGATCATAGCTACAACTAGTACCCATACACACCATTTTAGCCTGCGGATTTTCTTCTTTCCAATATCTAAGTATATTGGTATTAATTAGCTGATTTGTTATCCACTGAGTTCCTGAGTTCTTTACACACCAATCACCAGCCTTAGTATACGCAGCCAAGTGAAAGATGACATCAAAATGAATATTATTAAATATAGAAAGACTTTCGTAGAAGAAAAGATTTCCTTTACTTGTATTAGACTGCCATATATCATGGCCCTGCTCTTTTAATTTTCGAACAAGTACTTTCCCTAGGAATCCAGTAGCACCGGTAATTAATACCTTCATTTTCATTTAAAACCCTAAGAGTATTATTGTCGAACCAGTAAGTCTATGCGCCCATGATTCCATATTGGTGATAGATACGCCAGGATTGTCGAGTATATAGGATTTATCAATAACAAAAAAATAATTTATTATATCTTTCATCATAGGGGGTAGATCAGAGGGCACGCTGCCTTTTCGCATTTTTTGCATGAAGCTGGCACCGAGCTGGAGCAGATGACCTTGGCTATGAAACAAATCACTATTCTCGTTTAAATATTCCCTCCATTCATCGAAACTCTTAACATTACAATGAATATGTTTTTCATCATCTGACTCGTATTCCCAAGTGGCTGCTGTTCCGAAAAACAATGTATCTTCATGAGCATGCGCTCCAAGATTTTTTAAAAACTGTCTAAAATTTGATTCTTGAATATGTTCGATATGTTCAATACAAACAATTAAATCAAATTTTATAATATTTTCATTTTCATCAACTAATTTATATTCTTGATCTGTTCTTACGACAAAATGCGTATCTTTATCGATAAAAGGACTATTAATCGTTTCTTGGTTACCATCCAAAGTAAACACAATCAAATTAGGATCATATTTTCTAAAAAAATATGCCAAACTACCAGCGCCGGATCCCACATCTAAAATATATTTTAAATTACTAGCAACACCAGCATTATAACGAACTTTTCGATATTGATCAATTAAAAAAAGCGCCATCATTTCCATCATTTGATGTACTGAATCTTGTTCACTGAAACGTATTCCATCATTATGACTATATCCTGGCACAAATTCATCAATTTCAATTCCAATATTTTCAACTATTGTTTGTCTATATTTCATTTTCATTTAAGCCCCTACAATCTCAACATGCGGAAATGGAACTATAAATTTTACCCCCTTATCTAAAAGATCTTTATTCTTTTCTATTATCTCATCAGCGAAATTATGAGATAATAGAAGATAGTAATCAGGATAATCTGAAGGATCCTCCTTTTCAATAGGAATGTTAGACTTCGGCAGTAAGTACCCTGTTTTTAATTCGTTGATCTCAACAGCCTTGTCTATCAAAGTCTCATCTATGCCTTCAAAATTTAACAGGGTATTTCCCTTTGCTGGGGCACCATATGCATAGATCTTATTATTATTCTTCTTGAGAACCCGCAGGAAATTCCTAAGCCTAAAACGTTGCTTCCTGATAACATCAGCGAAACGAAGAAAACTAGACAAATTATATTCTCGATCTGCCTCCAAGGTTTCGCTGAATCGATGAGTCTTCTCATGTTCTCTTCCGTTACATACCTTCACCATTAAGGATCCGCTGTGAATAGGAGAGTGATATGCATCAAAGACATTTAACCCATAAGGACTCAATAAATTCATTAAACTTTGGAGAGTATAGTAACAGAGATGTTCGTGATAAATCATATCATAACTCTGGTTCCTTACAAGTTCTCCAGCGTACATGCACTGGACAGTAAGAACACCATCCTTCTTCAAAAGATACTTTATACCCTCAATAACACTATGGAGTTCTTCTAAGTGAAAAAACACTCCCGCCGCGTTTATCAGACTAACAGATCTTCTAGAAAAATGTTTCTTCGCCGTATCCAAATTAAAAAATTCATTTATTGTATGAATACCATTTTCTCTAGAAATCTCAGCGATATTAAATGCGGACTCCACGTTTACAACCTGCGATACTCCAGCCTTCTTATACTGAAGCAGTTGAGTACCATCATTTCCTCCAATATCAACAATCAGATCCGAGTATCCCAACTCAAACTCATGGATATTTTCTTTAGCAAAAGCCCAGAAATGATCTCGCAAAGTCTTAGTCATTCCAGACAGGTAACCGTGTTCAGAAAACATAACTTCTTTGGGGACGGTATAATTCAATTGAAGAAGGGTACAATCTTTGCAGTACGCTAAATTCAAAGGATATACCTCTGCGCTATCCCTTTCAGTCAAAGGTATAAGATCATTACACCATGGTTGCTGGCCTAAATCCAATACGCCAATTAGATCACTTTTTCCACACGAACGACATTCTCTAGCTTCCACTCTGCGCCTCCATCAATTATTTCCATGAGATTCTCAGTGGTATATCTCAATGCCTTATTATAGGCATTTTTAATTATTTTTTCATAACTGGACCAATTATTTAAAATTTTATCTATCTGCTCCTTTAACTCATCGTTTGAGTCAAAGTACACAAAATCATCCCCAGGAGTGTAGTAAGTTTCAATAATATTCCAAGGATCTCGTTTAACTAAATTTAATGTCCTAGAAGCAGCAGCTTCGTTACATCTAGATTTAAATTGAGGAATAATGCCCAAATCATCTATATGTTTCCAAGCTTCATTCTTCTCCCAACCCTCTCTACTCTTAATATGCTGCCTATCCCTTTCATTTCTTACTTCAAAAGTATTATAACAAATAGAAATTTTACATTTGGAAATTAATTCAAACTTTTCTTTATTAGTTAAGTTTAAATTAGTGGCATGTACTAAATTATCAGCAGTAAGAGAGTTTATGCCTTGAGTTTGAGAGGCATACCTATAGTTAAATTTCTTCATAGTCATTAGCATATTAACATACTTTTCTCCATGCAAACCACCATGATAAATTACATCATATTCTTTATCCGTAATAGGAGGAAAATCTCTTTTATTAATAGGATAAAATATATTTCTATATTTATTTTGTCCTAGCATAATATTATGCCACTGATTTGAATAAGGGCATATTGACCATACCTCATCAAAAGGAGTTTCCCAAGGTTTAGGTGTTGGCCCACAAAACTCTGTTGGAGAGGTCACATTTAAATAAATATTTCTTTTATGCTTTTTTAAATATTCATAAGGGGTTTTCTGCTCAAGAAAGGTGTATCCTAAATACAAAGCATCTTCTGAATTATTTTTTGAAAATTCAGATAAGTTAAAATAATGAGTATTAGTCCCAGGTATCTCCATGTTTAGCTTTTCATAAACTTTCATTAATGTATACCTCTTGTATTGGGATTAATGCCATACTCTTCTAACATACTCCCTAACTCTGCGGGATATTCTGAGAGATTCCACTTTCCTTTTACAATAGCACTAGCAATAAAAGGAAGCACAGAAGAATCATAGTGATGTATTCCTCTTTTTGGTTCCCCAGCGTAGTAAAAAACACCTTTAGTATTTAATTTCCTGCATGTATCATTTCCTACTAACTCCATTTGAGGACCAGCTTTCTTAAATGCCATCCCAGACTTAGGCGAGTGTTCATGAATTACCTCTAAATCTCTAGTTCTCCATAAAGAACTCATCTGGCTAAAGAACCACATATTCTGATTATTCATCAAATATATATTAGGGGCTATTTCAGGCTCTTCATACTCAATACCTCTAAACAATCTAACAAAAGATAGATTCTCATTTTTTTTCAAATAATCAAAACCGTACTGTAATTTATCTTTATCTACATCAGAATAAAAGATGTAATCTTCATTAAAGTTAATACAAAACTCTTCACTTACTTGTTTAATACCTTTCAAAAACTGAGTTCTATAATCATCATCCTCTGAGTATTTTAATACATGACAATAAGACGGAAGCCCCTCTTTAATATCAGATATCACATACACCTTTTTATTAGGAAAATGTTTCTTAAGACGATCAAAAAACATAGGCCAAACATCAGAACAAGATGAGTGAGTATTGACCACTAATGCTATATCATCCATAATGTACCCAGGATTGTTAATTATTCTTAGTGCTACTTTTTGATCAGACGCGGGAAAAACCTTTTCGGGATTAATAATGTACTCTCCATTCATTCCAATAAATTCATATTCTATATTATTTTCGTTAACCCACTCATAAAAAGCTTTAAATTCATGATTTCTATAATTAGGATAATTTATAAACTCATCAAAAACAATAATACAATTATTCTTAATCCTACAACCTAAATAATCAAAGATATCTTTTGTTGAAGTGTAAAGATCACAATCAACATGTATAAAGGTTATAGGATCTTTAATTTTAAAAGTAGATAATGTTTCTGAAAAAAGCCCCTCCACTAAAGTAACATTATCTTTAACTTTAGGAGTATTACTATTAGATAAAGAAGAATCTTTTGCAAAATCTGTATAAGAATAATGCCCTTTTTGTACAATACTCTCACCTAAATCCCAAATATCAGGCAACCCTTCAAAAGAATCAAAACCGTATACTGTCCCTTCAGTATAGTCAGCAATCTTATTAATAGTATTACCCAAAAATACTCCAAACTCTAACCAAGCCCCCTTTTCAACTAAGTTATTTTCCAAAACAAATAAAAGGGGATTTTTTTTTAAATCTATAAGTTCCTTAAGTAAATGTTCTTTCATAGCATTCCCATCTTTTATCACAGAAAATTAACATCCTCTGTTTCTTCAGGGTGTTTTAGAAAATCAAGCAGTTTATTAGGCTCTGATAACTTGCAACACATCTGACATTTTTCTTTATAATTCAGGGCTCGTACAGCCTTAATCGCTTCCTGCCTCTGTTCTGACACCCAAATATCTTTAAAGGAGGATTCATTAACATTGCCAAACGTGAGACTAGGATCATTAGGATGGTAGGTACAAACTTTTACTTCACCTGTTGCGGCTAGAATAGGCTCAAAGAAGTGACCCTCACAACTTCTAAAGGAAAAGGCTGTGCCATCTCTTAAATCCTTTCGTTTATCGTCGCTAAGATTAATTTTGGTCATAAGCTCTGGGGGAAGGTTATCTAAATAATCCCACACCTCTGTATTAATCTCCGCTGTGCCCGTCTCTTTATACGAAGTCTCAGCCTCCTTATAGTACCTGGGTAGGATAGGCCTAAACTGTAAGTAAGAAATACCCTCGTATTCATTAACCCAATCTACCAACTCTTTAGCATGATCGAGGGTGATGTTAGGACCAACATTACAATTGATACCTACTCGACAACCGTACTTGACAAGCTCGGCAACATTCTTTCTAATAATTTTAACCCCATCTACCTCTTTCCATTCTTTATATTTAACATCATCCAATGTATCTAAAGAAATTCTAATCCACTGGAAGCTCTCGCCAATAAGTTTACAATACCGTGGCTTGAATACCCCATTAGTCATCATACCTAATTGCAGTCCCGCATCTTTAGCAGCTTTCACCGCTTCTTCAAAATGGGGGTAAAAGGTAGGCTCTCCTTGCCCTGCGTAGGTAACAGCTTTTCCCCCCATCTCAGCAAAGTCTCTCAAAAACCTTTTCAGACTTTCGATCTCTAGATGCTTTCCAAACTTATTATCTCTACCCTGCTCAGTAATACACCAAAAACAAGCCATGTTACACTTATCGGTTAAACCTACCTCCATAAAGATAGGACACTCAGTATCTCCCTTATTTAAATACTGGTGTAACTTATCAAAATGAAGCACTATTTTAGCTTGAGAAGCAAAAGGATTTCTCCCTGAGAAAGAAGTATAGTTGCTATTAAACTTCGTCATCTTATCTTTCCTCTAAATCTTTAACAATATTTTCAATACAATTATCTAAACTCCATTTCGATTTCCAACCCATTTTAAGCAACTTTTCATTAGATAAACTATATCTTTTATCATGCCCTGGTCGAGCCGTATGAAAATCAACAAATTCAACAGCATCCATTGGCATTTCGTGCCCCTTTGTATAAAAGTAAATAAGCTTTGCTAAAGAATAAACATCCATTTCTTCTCCAGCGATGTGATAAATCTCTTTTTGGTGAGCCTCATGTAATAAAAAGAACACCGCACTTGCAACATCTTTAGCATAGATCCAATGCCTTGAAGCAACATTCTCTGGTGAGTTACCGTGTAGAACAATTTTCTTTCCATCTTTTATACTCTTAAAGGTTTTTGGAATAAACTTATTAAAGCTTTCCCCTTCACCTATTACGTTCATACACCGGATAGTAAAAATTGGCATATTAAAAGAGTGGGCAAACGAGTAAGCTAATAATTCAGCCCCTGCTTTTGTTGCCGCATATGGGTTAGATGGTTTGCGTAAATCGTCTTCTTTGAAGTATACACCCTCTGGGGCTGCCCCCATTACTTCGTCACTGGAGAACACACAAACTTTCGTTTTCGGGTGATTTTTTTTAATCCATTCTAAAAGATTCGCTGTGCCTAAGAAATTAGAGTTAACAAAAGGTATACAATTTTTTAAACTGTCATCAACATAAGTTTCAGAAGCCATATGTATAATGTAATCTAGGTTTCCTACATCTAGATCAATCTCTTGTGATAAGTCCACCCTTATACACTTTACTCTATCTGATTTTGGAAGTCTTTCTGTGTTATTCCTATAGAGTGCAACAACTTCCCAGTCCGTAGTATCTAATACATATTGTAAAAAATGATGTCCTATAAGTCCGTTACCACCTGTAATTAATATCTTTTTATTCATAACCTACAATCCTTTATTACTTAAATCCACGGAAGTATCTCCTTATGAATTTTTGATCCTCCGTTATATGCTTAAATACTAATTCTGACAACGAAGTGTTAAAATCTAACAGTTCAGGCCAATGAAGATCTAAACCAACCCCATACTCCTGGGCTAACTCTTCCCTACCCCACACATCTATAGAGTCGTAGACAGGACGATTGCCTGATCCATGATGATAAATAATATCATCATAAACTCCAAAGTTTAAAGGGTGAAGATCATAAGAATTAGTCCTCAGAAGCCTCTTCCATTTAATATTTCTCTGATCAAAAAATTGTTTGAGAAGTACCCCCGCACACTCGGCTCCTTGGGAGGGATCTAAATCCCATGAAAGGTTATTTTCTTTCCAAAATTTAGCCGTAGTAACAAAGAAACAAGGATGAGGATAGGGCTTTTGATCGTCGCGTAAGAGAGGTTCAATATTTTCTTCTCGACTAATAGCCACTACTGCGTATTCTTGAAGGTACTTTCTAATTTGAAGATTCCACCCCTTCTTAAATAGTAACGCATCAGGATCTAAAAATACCAATAAATCATCATCTTCAAAATTTTCTCTCTCAATAATTCCAAACAAAGCATTAAGCTTGTCTGAGTGTACATTACGAACTTGTAAAGCATAATGAGCATAATTAGAAGAAGTTAAATCAGGCGCGGTTGCCATATCAGTAAGACCACAACAAACTCTGTACTTCTCAGTAGTATTAGCCTTTAAATATGTGGATTGCAACTTAATCCATTTTGGAGTCTCATGATGATTAGTTATGATATGAATCATTGCTATTTTTTAATAAAAACCCATGATGGAGCGTCTGCATCTCCCTTTTGAGGTGATGTTTCTGTTATTTTGAATTCCAGACCACTTTCCTCAGCAAATTCATGTACAGCCTGGACCGTTCCAGGATTAGTATCATTATAATCATGCCCTGAAAGGATTCCTCCAGATTTAAGCTTGGGGAACCAATCATGAATATCTTGCTTCACACTCTCATAATCATGCAACCCATCAATATATACAAAATCCACATCAGAGGAAAGGAAGGGGAGGACTCTGTTGGAATAAGACCTTAATAGAGTCCATTTAGTAGGGGGAAACTTACTTAATATTGTAATAGATGCAATATACCTTGCTTCCTGAGATAAATAGCCATCATTTCCCATTGCAAAAGGATTATAATCTTCTGCATTATAATCTACATCTGCGTGACTGCTAGTTTCACACCAAGGATCAATCCCTGTAATATGCATACTAGTAGTTGCCACCATATGGGCAGTAAAGGCTCCTTGCCACACCCCAATTTCCACTCCCTTTGTAAAAGTTTTAGGTAAACTAACTACAAGATCATACCTATCATTAAAATTTAAATCGTCAAAAGTTAGCATAGTTTATTTCTCCTTAAAAATTGTAAATTCCGTTAAATCTCTATATCCCTGATCTTCTCCAAGATCATCTACAAACTCTGGGTAGTTTTGCATTAAAGCAAGGCCGTGCGCTGCCTGCTGGGGAGTCATATACATGTTCCATCCTAACATATCAACATTGTCATCCCGATAATTTACTTCACCTCTCCCCTCGTATCTCGCCTTCCTGAACCACTTCACAGCTTCGTAGTTATCGGTGAGAATCATTCCTCCTTTTCCAAGGGGTAATAACTTTTTAATGTGAAAAGATAAACACATGTAGGTTCCAGGGAGATACATTTTAGAGGTAAACCTTTTAGCAGAGTCATAGATTGGATAAGGCATTAATGGGTATATGCCGCTCCATTCCTTATCTTCAAATGCAACTGTACCTCCTGAATGGATAACAGACATTGGAACAGAAAGATATGTTCTTTTGGGTAGAGTTATTTCCCCCACACTCAAATACTTGCAGCACAAAAACAATGCATTGGTACAGCTGTCCACGGAAACAGCAAAAGGTGCGCCTGTATACAGAGCTACCTCCTCCTCAAACATCTTAACTATCTCGTATGGGTTGTTCTTAATTACCTTCATATCAACTCGTATGGCACACCACAGGATTCAAACAATTTGATACTCGCAAGATTATCTTTTTTTATTCTACCCTTCGCACTTGGAAATATCTTAACAATCTCACTAAGCATAAATTTCCCTACACCTTTACCCTGAAAATCTGGATGGGTACAAATTCTGATATCATCATCTATGACCCCAACGTAGCCACAATGTTTGCCGTATAATAGACATATTCTATAGCAATCCTTATATTTTTCCATGTAAATTTGTTGTTCTTTAATTGTGATATTAACATCTTCGATAAATCCCGATTTGACTCTATCATCCATTCTCAACTTACGAATAAATTCGTATCCAGTGAACGAGCGAGATATAGGATGTAATACAGGTTTACCAGACATCAACTTTAGTTCCATACTGGTTTTCCATTCCGAGAACCCAATGTTGAAGATAAGCTCTACTATATTTCCAACCGTCTAGCCCCAACCAAGGACTCAAGCTACTTCCGATATCGATATAAGTGTTTTTATCACAATCGTCATAGCACTGGTGTACGATATAGTTACTTAAGGCTGATGCAGAACAAAGAATGACATGATCTTTTATGTTATTATCCTTAATGTAACTCTTAATTTCTTCTACAAGATGATAATCATTTACGATACAATTACTTCCTATCCTAAAATCTTTTACTATATCAAAATCATTAAAAAGAAGCTTTGATAGATCTGCCTTCTTATTTACCACAAAAATTATGGGCCTCTTCTTTAGCAGCGGAACAAACTCGTTGAGAAATCTAGGATAATTATTGTTAATAAAAACATTAGAAAAAGTTAGATGCTCTCTATCCCCATGTCCGTACAAATTTAACTGCCATTTGAAATCCTTTTCTCCAACATCAACCTTCCCACTAACCCCCTTGAAATAATTTTTCTTTCTGAATTGGAATGCATCAATCAAACGATCCCTATGAAACCCATGCTCTTCAGGGTCAAAATTCTTTTGCTCTTCTTCTGGATAAATCCCCTGACCCTTCTCATCTCCAGTTATATAATAATCCTTAGCTAGGACTACTTTCTTTCCCTGTAACATAAAAAGCTCCCCATCAGAGAACCGTGAGAAAGCGAAGTTTTCTCCTTTCTTAAGCTTGTTCAGAAGCTTGTTGAACTCTCCTGAAAAGTTCTTTTGCAATTCTTTCTGCGGCATCACCATCTCCAAAAATACATTTTCCCTCAGGGGGATCTACCAAAGCGGCCTCAAACGCTGAACCAAGATCTTTTGGCTCCTTTGCCATTATATTGGTATCACAAGGCCTCTCCGTCACCACTCTACATACGATACAATTCTTTCTAAAAAAGTTGCATTCTTCCTGCAACCCTCCGCTGTCTGTTATGACCAACTTACACTTTCTTACCCGTTCAAGCATTTCAGAATATGGCAACGGATGGATAGGTCTCAAAGTTCTAGCTGTCCAGCCAGATGAATCAACAGAGGGATGACCTATGTAAGTAAATTTATATTTCGGATATTTGCGCTTGAGCGTCTTAATTTCCTTTAAATAATCTGGTATCTTATAGCGATTTTCTCTTCTGTGTAAAGTTATAAGAACTTCGTTACCGTCTTCAGGCTCTAGCCCTACCAAGTTATCAATAGATGTATTTCCTGTAACTCTTATCTTATGTTCAGGAATCTTTTCATACCTAAGAAGATTATTTCGTTCTCTTAATGTGGGGCAAAAATGCAAACTCGCCATAGAGGAAATCATTTTCCTGAAGGCCTCCTCTGGGTTAGGGTTGTCCAGGTCAAATGATCTCATTCCAGCCTCTACATGATACACTGGGATACTCCTGCTATACGCCAGAAGACTTAATCCGTATGCTGTTGCCGTGTCTCCCTGCACTACCATTATATGCTCATTCTCCCAACCCTCTGGGATCTTGTCGCAGGATATTATAGATTTTATAATATTTTGTATCCGAGATAGGTTTTGGTTCTCTTTTACAGGAATGTGTATGTAACGATGATATTCAAAATCAAACCTAACATCTTCTACAAGATCCTTATGCTGACCTACGCATACAAGGATATGCAAAATTCCATTATCCTTTAAATAGGAAATTAATGGCTTAAGCTTTATTAGCTCTGGCCTTGTCCCGAATCCCACCAATATCATTAACTGTTTTCCAACCTTGATCTAAAAAATGTTCTATTATCTCATCTCTCTGATGATAGAATGTGGGAATATCAATCAACGAACCATTGGACGATGCCTTTTTATCGTTACCGTATTCCCACGGCTTCAAAGAACTACTCAACTCTTTATTATAGTGTGGAGGGCAGTAAGTTCTGACTCCCCCAAACATTTTTGCCTGAGCAGAAAACTGTATATCCTCACCATTGCCGAATGTGTAGGGTTCAGCTTCCCAAAGATAATTTAAAGTTTTTCTTCTAAAAAACCATGTGTGCCCTACGAGATCGACCTCTTCAATATTTCTATTCTCAGAAGGCCACCCTTCTCTCTCATGTTGAACATAAAAGGGACTTAGCAGTTTAACTCCTGCACCTCCAAGAATACAGGTTCCTTTTTCTGTCATGGTGTCCCTACAATTTTTAAACCACATTTTTCCTGGGATAGTGTCATCATCAAAAACTGCGAGATACTCTGTATCTGCTAGAAGACCTAGAGAAAATCTACCATGGTATTTAAAATTCCTAGAAGAATCTATGACAACATCAGCCCCCACACCTTTGATACGCTCATCCATTTCATTATTTAAATGCTTATCATATTCAGTCACCGCATCAATACGATTTCTCCATATCCATATCTCCCGTGGATCAAGGGTTTGGGACCTAATCGCGTCTATCTGCTCTTTTAAATATTCAGGCCTAGCATAACAATTTATAATAACAGTGATATCCATGATTCTAATATCCTTTCATTGTCCCAGTAGTCCGCATGAGACTCTGCGGAGTCTAAACCATTATATTTCGTTCCCGTCATCTGACACTCAGCCTTTATATAATTAAAGGTCTCTCTCTGAGAAGAATGGTAAACTTCTCCCACAGAATCATACATCTTCTGCTTATCATCCTCATACCCCACTGCTTCAACTCCAGGCTGCGTAAGGACAGATTTAAACTTTCTCAAATATTCAATATCAGTGGGGTTTCCATACACCAGCACTTTTTTATAACCATCTTTCAATGCGCGTTCTACAGATGTGTGAACCTGCTTGTGCGGATCTATGCTTCCAATAACTCCTGCGACTTCAGGATTCTTTCCAGTATCTTCCAGTTCAGATAGGACATTAGGTATGACTTTATATGGATAGTTTGTAGCATGCCATCTCCTCTGTGAGTTTGAAACATAATGTATCAAGTCATACTGATCTAACTTCAAATTCTTAAGAGGGAATAAGTTAGTCTCATGGCAACTGAGAATATGCTTTCTTACATTCTTTTCCATCATCTCATGCTCCGCAGGAACTTGGCAAAAATGAGATATAAGGATGCACTCAGTGTCATCACTAAAAGGATCAGAATCTAGAGTAGACGCTTGACACTTATCTAAATGCCAATTATGAGGGCCATAAAAAGTACAGTCTATACCATTAAGATTAAATAGATTGCACAAATTAACAAACGCTGTAGCCGAACCGCCGGGATTACTCCAACTACTAATTATTTTGACTTTTAGTTTTTTCAATAGCCTTTAACTCGTCTTCATAACGACGATTTTCCCTAGGGTCAAACTTTAAAGTTTTGAAGCACTCTTCATATAATGTTAACCTATTCATAACAACATTATTAATATCAAAATACTGTTCTGTAATTCTATGAAGATTATTACCCATCTCTATTCTATGCTTTTTCTCTTTTATAACTTTAGCTAAAACCCGTACCCATTGTGTTTTAGTTGCTTTAGGAGGAAGCAAATATCCCGTCTCGCCGTTCTTTATTGTTTCATCATAGCAACCTACATCAGAAGCAATTAAAGGTATACGATATCTCCCAGCTTCTGCCACTTTAATCTCAGACTTTGAATCATTAAAATCATTCATCTGCAATGGAGCTATTGCAATGTCCATATTAGCATACATCACCCCATACACTTCGGGAGGCAATGCTTGATGAATTTGCCAATTTTTTTGACCTTTGAACCCACGGAGCAATTCCCTCTTATATCCCTTCCACACATCCTGCTGCCAATCGTCTTTATTTCCGTCTTCTATAGGAGGCTGTCCGTAGAAATCCCACTGAATATTCTCTGCTCCTACCTTTTGATTAACTAGATGTGGGACACCAGCAAACTCTTTAACATCCACATCATGATGAATACCACCCGCCCATCCGATCTTTATCTTTTTTGTTTTCGCTCTTTCATGATTCCAACATGGTAGTTCATAATCAATAGCATTCTTCACGACAGCCAAAACATTCCCAACAAACGGTTTAACCCTCTCAGCGAACTTTCTCTGTGTCACAGTAACTAAATGACTGTTAGCGTACATAAATTTAGTTATGTCACCCAGCCCCTTTTCCTTATAAACATCAGAAAGTCTGTGCTCCTTGTAAAGGCCAGTAAGGAGGTCATCAGTATCCATCTGTACAAACTTGCCAAACTCTATGGCTTTTCCCACCGCTCTAGCAGCATAGTTACCTCCGAAGTTGCTAATGTTGTTGACCACAATAACATCAGCCCACTTCATGTTCTCAAACTTCCAGTTAGGTTGCCACTGCCCAGAGGAAGTGTCTATTCCAAGAGGGTTATCGTCTATTCTGAGTTCTACCTCGTCTGGATATAACTCAGCCAATTTTGTGAACGGCATATTCAAACGATAATAGGCACAACCGCCATCGTTTGCCTTAAACCCCAGTATTCTTAATTTCTTCTTTTCCACAATATATTATAGTAAAAAAAGAGAGCAAGCTTTCAAACTTGCTCTCTAATCACATCCACAACTGACCACCAAGTCAGAAATCTTTATCTATAGTCTTGGCTTCTCTCTCTTCATCTTCGTAGACCACCTTTGTGCTCTCAGAGCTATGAGCCATACCAAGGGCTCTCCCAACATTCTTAGCCCCTTCCCTCAAATCCACGCTACCATTACCAGGAAGAATGGACTTAAAGGCATTAGCATAATGCTTGCGCTTCCTCCTGAAGAGCAGAGCTAGCACAGCTTCTAAACCAAGCAAAGGAGGAAAAAACGTCCCACCTACTCGAAGTGCAGCTTGCGCTAAACTTCCAACGGCCCCTAAATCCCAGTCATCTCCATCCAAGGAAATAGGAACAGCATTAGATCCAGGCTTAACACTTTCTCTTGGGGCTGCAACGATGACCTCGTCCTTCCAAGCTTCCCTATACTTCTCAGGGATCTTCTCTGTTGGAACAACAATAGCCGTATCCTCTTTCCCAGGGAGAATATTATCAGCGTTGGTAACAACCAAGTCTTGCTGCTTTAAAAAGCTTCCAACACCCTCGCAACTTGCGAAAGATACAATAGGCACTAGTAGTGCCCCCATTATCCAATATTTAAATCTCATAATCATCCTTCCAAATTAGACTCATAGTCATCATCGTCCTCAACATCCACTCCCTTCGCCAAAGAAGGAAGATAAGACTGAGCAACATGCATCATTTCCTCATAATCCTCCACTTTAACCAATGCATGAACATCGTGAAGGCCATCCATCCATGCTGCAACATCTTGCTCCGAACCAGCAGGTTCAGGTCTTGGGCGAGGGCTAGACTGGTCGTACTTCGGCCACTGCCCCTCCATGATCTTCATAATCTTAAAGTCATGCCCATTTTCCAAATCCGTAATATCCCCATAATCGGGATCCATAATAGTCGCAACAATCTTCTTGAAAAGAATCTGACCAATGGAAAGGATTTTTACTTCACTCGTCTCACGATCTACAACATTCAAGTAGAACCTGTCCCTAGGCTTAATCTCTCTTGCCTTGTTAGCATGCTCGTCATCCTTATCTTGACTCAGCTTCCAAAGACCAAAATAAGCCTCACACATTGGGCAGATCTCACCATGAATCTTCCTGCAATGGAAATTCTTAGGGTTTCCATCAGCCAACTTCACACGGTGGATTTTTGTTTCAGCATAAAATTCCTTGTCCTCATCCTTCCAAGGAAGAATCCTAATGTATTGGGATCCATCTTTCAGAGCAAGAAAGCTGTCCATGAAATTCCTCTGAATTCCAGTTTTGTTCATCTCAAGATGTTTTTCACGTAATTTGTCTAAGTTAATCGCCATGTTTTTCTCCGTTATTGTTAAAGGTTATAAAATATAATAGACAGTTGTCATCAAATTTTCGAAACTATCCATGAATTTTTGAGATAGCTCTATTATTTGAACTAAGCTGGACAAGGCAATCTCTCTTATGCTCTAACCCACGCACAATAGCTTTTATCTTTTCGTAACGTGCGTTAGATTCCAAGAGATCACTTTGCAACTCCCTATATTTAGGTTGGGTGATGACCCAAGTTTCAATAGATTTATCAGTTATTTTTATTCCTTTTTCTATCCTATTTCTGCGCTCATCCTCCTTAGCTGAACTCTCGTAAAGACTCAAATTTAGGAGAGACCTATCAGCAAGTCTCTTCGCTTCACTGGCTACCCCAGCAAAATGAGTAAATATCGCAGGGTGACGCATGAGATCTCCATCTATATCGGCAGGATTGATTCTTCCTATTTCTTCTGCCATGTCAGCATATTGATCTATTGGTAAGGAATGCAGTATTTCCTTAGATAACATCTTTCTATTCATCTTCTTCTCCAGCAAATAAACAACTAAAAAGCTTAGGATTCAAGTTCCTAAGCAACATTAAACCTCGACTAGTAAAGGTAGCTAATTCTTCATTATTGGTTTTTATTTCTTCGTCGCCCTCATCCCCTCCCCTAAGACCAATTATTTCTAACATACAATGCATAATCTCATGGATAAAAGTTTCTTTAGCAAGATCATACGCTTCGCAAGAATAAACCATGTCTCGATCTAACTGAAGCTCACACTTATCGAAATCCACAGATCCATAGCAAGAACTGCTTGCTTTGCCTGCCAAATTGGCAACAATAAGAATGGAAACTTTTCTCCAACCTAGATCAATATATTCTATGTCTAGCTCTTTGAGATCATCACGCAGAGATCGCTTTTTCTGTTTCGTCATAGTCTAGTTCCTGAGTAATTCTTAAGTTTTTGTAATTTACAGACATAGGGATAATATATCTCTGTCTGGAGTCTCTCGCCTTAACAATATATCCTCTCATCTTACCTTGAGAATACTCTTCCTCTGTCTGGTTTAAAGAGATAGCCCAATCCGCAGTTCTAATTTTGCCGTAAGAATCTCCCAACTCTGCATCAGTGATAATCTTAACCATCTTACCCTGCCGATTAGTCTGCGTTGCTGTCCAAACAAGCATATTATACTCAACTGCCAAGCCTCGGAGTTCTTCCGCGATTCTTTGTTGTGCTTGCCATTCAGCTTCTATCTTTCTACATGGCCGCAATAATTCAAGGTAATCTACTATTAGAATGTCAGGGACAAAACCCTCATAGTTCTCTAATTGATGCAAAAGAGCCCTCACAGTTGCAACAGTTGCTTGACCCGTAGGAAACTCTTTTATAATCAATCTAGAATTTGGATACTTTTCTTTCGCAGCTTCCAATTTCTGATGTAACCTCAACTGAGTCGAGACTTCTTTTAGCTTTCTATTCGGCAATCCCGTCATCACTGAATCAAATCTTTGAGATATCTTATCTTCCGACATTTCTAATGAAAGATAAAGAACCTTCCTCTGCTCTGTTAGAGCTTGCACGGATTGATTTACCAACCACAAAGATTTACCCACCCCAGGAGGGGCTATAACCATGCAAAGCTCTTTCCTCGAATTTCCCCCCTCTAATTGATCATTACACATGGGCAGAACTGTGCCGAACTTCTCAGCCTCCTCTGTGCCTAAAATACGATCCCATCTATTCCTTGCAACATCAAAATATGACTGTCCTACGTTAATATCTCGATTAATTAACAGAGCTTTCTTTATGACTTCTGGGACCGCATCTATGTTGTCCTCTTGGATCAGAGTGAGGGATTCTTTTATTGCTTCTTTAATAGCAGATCTTCGAGCAAACTTCTCGATAAGATCCATGTAGTATTCTTGATTATTGATTGCCGTAATATCAACTTTATTGATAAATTCTAGCTCATCCTCATATTCAGTAATACTCTCAGTCTCACCTAACTTATCCCTGATTTCCTCCAGAACAAAGTCATCGTTGGGTAACTTTAGGTAACTATCAAAATAATTTTTTATTGTATTAAAAATGTTTTGATGGGAAGGATATTCAAAGTAGCTTTCTTTTATTAAATTAACTATTTGTAGATAGAAATCCTTATTTGACTTACACAGATAAAGAATTCCTCTTTGTATATTTTCAGAAAATTCGTATGGCATATTTTTGTTTTATTCTTGCGGTAGTCTTGCTTTAGTAGGATCTAGCCCTGCTTGATCATAGGCTTTTCTTGTTAATTTTTCAGCTTGTTTCATTCTTTTATTTGCTTTTTTATCAGATATTTTCTTTACCACTCCCTTTTTCCTGAAATACTCGTAGTTAGGTTTCATTACCTTATAATGCTGCCCTCCCGTACTTATTCTCTCTTCAGCATTATCTATATTTTCCTTGTACCACTCATTCGCAGTATCCTTATCCATCCCCTGCTCCCAAAGTTTTCGATCTCTGGCGCTATTTGTCTCCCAGCCATCACCCTTAAACACCAATCCTGGAGCTTTTCCAGACCACAATCTCTTGCGATATTTATTACACTCAGGGCATTTCCTCCGTTGAGGAACCTTAGACATAGGTGATTTAACGGACCATACTACCATACAATCGTCACAACTAAAAGGGTAAAAAGGCATCCTAACTAAGTGCCCCCTTAGCCTTCTCTTTTTCTTTCGCATCCTCCAGATGCAGCCTCAAGAAGATCTCGTCCTCCTCCATAACCACAACTGTCCATTCGGCAACGGTTATTTCTTTTCCAGCAAACTTGGGAATAAGGACCCTATCCCCAGCGGCCCACTCTGCTAGACAACCTTCTCCCGCCCTTACAACAGTCCCCAAAGCTGATTCTTCCTGGGCCTGAGCAGGAATAATTATTCCACCTTCAGTTTTATCTTCCGTAGTATCTCTTATAACGATAATTCTTGCTCCCAAGGGCTCAATTACATCTTCCAATTTTTGTTTTTTGTTAGTCATTATCCACAATCTCCATCCAAAGCACAAAATTCCGCAGTCGCATTGCTAGCCTTTTCCCGCAACGACTCAGGAACAAATTTCTTAACATTCTCCTTAGTAAAAGGGATAGCTTCCAGTGGCTCCTGACCCCGACTACCCGCACGGTATACTGTCATACCCTTCATATAAGGTGCGTACCCTAGCATGAACTCCTCAAACTCATCGGACTTTGCATCCTCAGGGAGATTAACAGTCTTACTTATAGCTGAATCTATGTATCTCTGTATAGTAGCTTGAACTTGTACATGCTGCTTAGGATCTATATCATAGGCCCCGACAAAATTCTCCAAGGGTAGCTTCCCCTCAACGTATTCCTTAAAGAGAGGGTCCATGATCGTGGTTTCTTTCCAGGTACTCGCCTGCCTATAACGTCGCTTATAGAGTGCAGAAAAAATAGGCTCGATGCCGCTAGACACGCCCATAACCATGCTAATAGTTCCAGTAGGAGCAACGGTAAGCATAACAGCATTCCTGATACCATGCTCTTTAATAAGCATACGAATTCTAGCAGGCAATGTTTTAGAAAACTCTTCATTTAAATACTTCTTTCTATTGAACGCAGGAAACGGACCCTTATCTCTAGCAAGATACGTAGATGTCTTGTAGGCCTCATCTCTTATTGTCTGAAACAACCTCTCAGTAAATTCCAAACACTTTTCACTCCCATATTTCAGACCCAATTTAATTAACATATAATGATAGCCTAAAACACCTAAACCAATTCTCCTAGATCTATGACCAGCCTCTCGGCACTCTGGAGTTGGAAATTCATTAACAGTCAAAACATCATCTAGGAATCTAACTCCGACTCTCACCGTTTGAGCTAACTTCTTCCAATCAATTTCTCCATTGGTAACCATATTATCTAAGTTAATATGACCCAAACAACAATTTGCATAGCTAGGAAGAGGAATCTCCCCGCAAGGATTTGTAGCATTCATTTTCTCAAAATAAGATACGTTAGTGTACCTGTTGGTATAATCTATATTATAAATCCCAGGCTCCCCAGACTCCAAAGCGTTACTCCATAGTCGAGCCCACAATTCACGAGCTTTTAAAGGATACTTCTTGGCATCTTCAAATGAATCCCCTGGAAGAACCTGATAATGCTCGTTAGCTCTTGCCAAGGCATCTTCCTTATCAAAGCCGATAACATTTATAACCTCAGAAGTAGTTTTTCCCACCCTATTCATCTGATAAATATAATACTTCTTGTGATTAAATGTAAAATACCACTCTTCTCCCAACTCACAAGCTTCAATAAACCTATCTGTGATCGCAACTGAGATATTGAAGTTAGTAAGTTCACTCCTATCCAATTTTGTGTGCAGGAACTCCAAGATGTCTGGATGCGTAACATTAAGTATTGCCATAAGGGCCGTCCGACGATTCTTACCTGCTCTCACATGTTCCCCAATCTCATTAATCATCTTCATTACGGAAACGGAGCCGGGAGAAGAGTACTTGATGTTTTGGATATCATCCCCCTTAGGCCGAATTTTGCTGAAATTGAAACCAATACCCCCGCCACCACAAGATATTTTATACATATCTTGGATTGTTTTTCCTATCGATTCTACTGAATCGGTAGGCTCAATTACATAGCAATTAAGAAGGTTTTGATTCAGCCTTCCTGAACCAAAAATTATCCTCCCACCAGGGACCAAATCCCCGGCTCCTATACTCTCATAAAACTTCTGTTGCCACTTCTCTTTTTCGGCATCAGGTTCAGCAGCGGCAACGTGTTTTGCAATTGCCTTTGCTCTTTCAGACCACTTAGTTTCCCCAGGATAAGCATACTTGTGTTCGAATATAGACTGCCCTAATTCATTTAGTTCTTTTATTGCCATGATTCTTTATCTTTGAAATGCCTTTAGACTTTATTATAGAAATTCTGTCCGATCCTTCAAACGAAGATTTTAATTCTTTGTTGTGTGTAATAATAAAGATTTTCCTTTTGGATTTTAAATCTTGCAATAAATTACACAACCCTGCGATCCCCTTATCATCTAAGTTTTCAGTTACCTCGTCAAGAAATAGTATGTTTGATTTTGACTTTTTAGAGAAAGATAATATATCCTGCAATGCCATTAGAACCGCTAGATTTATCTTTCTCTTTTCTCCACCAGACAATGATATATACGGGATGTTCCTTTTATTTGTTGCTATAACTTCACGTAATTCTTCATTAAATTCTAAATAAAATTGTCTATTAGTTAATCTCGACAGATAAGTGTTACATTTTTTATTGAAAAAATCTAAAATATTTCTAATCACAAATTTTATAAGTCCTTGCTCAGAGAAAGCTTTTTCCCAAAACTTCATTACCTCATAATTTATGGCAGCTTCAGACTTTTTAGTTCTGTGATCTTCCAAAGCTCCTGACACACTTAATTTTTGTTCTTCATATACTTCCTCCCGAGATAGAATATCTCTATAATCCAAAAACTCTGACAATCTGAAGGTAAGTTCTTTAAGTTTATCCATCTCCTTATCCATCTTTTCCGTGTCTCTCAGCATCCAAAGTCTTATATTTTGCTGCTGGAGAAGTTGATATTCAATTTTTTCTATATCTTCTGGAGTTTGAACATCTTCAAACACTGAATCACAATATTCACATTTATCAGTTCGCTTATAAACTCCTAGACTCTTTTTAAGATTTAACCTATCAAGACTTTCCTCCATCAATTTAATTGCTGATTTTTTATCAATTAACTTTTCAGCCAGATC